CGCCGCCACGGTCGCCGAAACCGGGTCAAAGTTACAAAACGCCCCGGTGAAGTCGTCCTGAACGTCGCCGGTCTTGAAATCTATGCGTCCGAATTTCGTCATTTTACACCGACACTTTCTTTGCCAAACCCAGAACCGTTGCCTTCTGTGGCCGTATCCCGTCGAGCGTAACCTGGCCGAGCTCATCCCAACCGGCCAGCCCGCGAACCGTCTTGTCGCCCGTAAAATCCGCTATTCCTACATCGAGCAACGTCGAGCCGAAGTTGCTGAATGATACTTCATTGCCGTTAATCCGAAGCCCCTTAGTCTGATAAAGCCTTGCCGTGGCTTCAACAACCCGCTTTTTACGACCGACCGCAGTGCCGTCAGGAAGGTTAGGTTCAATCGGCATATCCCGTACAATCCATTCCGAACCCTGGCTGTCCGTTGAAACGTCAGGCCAGTGAAGCCCGACTTCGTAAGCCGTGGTTGAAGCCCTTGGGAATGTGATTGTCCCTGATGTTGATACCGTATCGTCAGGCTGGATTCTGCTATCCAAAAGCGCAACCACCGTTTCGCCCGCAAGGTGGGCCACGGAAGCCGTTGAAACCGCCCCCCCTGCTACCGCACTGTCCGTCAGGTTGGTTGAATTGAACTGTTCCAGGAATACCCGGGTAGAGCCTTCGATTTCTCTCTTTACCGCTACGTACATATCCGAACGGTCAACCCCTGAATTTATGATCGTGCCGTCCGTCTGCCAGTTTGCAAAACCTACAATTTCCTGATCGCGCAAGGTGACAACAACCGTCAATGTCCCGTCTTCATTAACCACAAGAATCAAATCGGCTTCATCGGTGGAGGTTGATTTACGGAAGGCGATGTCAATGGGGTTTCCAATTAAGTGCGACGCCAAAAGGGAAAGGTTGTTCGCCGTGTAGGCTCGTTCAATCTGCGTAAACAGGAACTCCCGTAAAGCTTTTCCCTCGGCCTGAAGGAATATCGTAGCCCCCGCGCTGTCGAAAACAGGGATACCCTGCTTGATGCCGCGTTGCGTCGTGCGCCGAAGGGTTACGTTTGAAGGAGTTAAAGCGTCTTCCTCTGACTTCGGAACATAAAACTCTGACGACTGCGTAAAATATTGAAGGTGTCTACCGGCGTTGATCTGGTAAATTGCCGAGACATCATCCGTATCAAGCGTGAACTGGATCGCGTCTGAAGCGTTCGCCTTTCCGACGTTGAAGTCATGGACGTTTCCGGCCCTTGACAACCAACCGGAGTTGGGAAGGTCACGCGACCCGCCGAGCGCAAGACGGCCCTGAAAGAACGTCCCGCATACAGCATACCCTCTGGAAGAAGAAAACACGGCTTCCTCAAGCGTCCACACTTCGGCTGCGAGGCTTTCGGTGGTATCAAAGGGTTTAATCGAACTGACGGTCATTTCAGACGTTCCGCTTACCCCGGTAATCTGGGCATACCCTCCGCCGCCTCTAACGTACTTGAGGACATCGGCGGTCGAAGTCCCGCCAGTGGACCCGAGAGCAAGGCTTGTCGCCGTTGTCGCGTCGGGTTGGATTGACGTAACCGTTATGTTTTCAAAGGGGTCCGTAGGCGTGTTGACAATTGACCAGTTATCGACCTGCCATTCATCGTCTGCACCGTCCCTGACATACTGCCTGATCGGATATGAGCCGTGGAAAGTCAGCAATGTATCAAGTGATTGCGTCCATGTGATCGAGCCGGACGTAGAGCCTAATTCGTCTGACGTATAGGGAGCCGGTAGATCGACCTGGAAGCTTCCGCCCTTGAATATTCTACAGTTCAAATCACTGAATACAGCGAGATACCTTTGCACCGTTGAAAACTCGTGGGGAACCAGCCGGACGTTTGAAGGCGTACCGCTAAAGGTATAAGCCTTGAACTCGGCAATCGACGCCGTAGCCGTTGAACCCCCATCCGTTCCCCCGACCTTTCGGACAGACAGATATTGAGCGTTCAATCCTGTTGTTGTCGGAGCCGTAACCCGCCTTGTGATTGCGCCGTTTAACTCCCCAGTCGAGCCGACATCGTCAAAGGCGTTGCCCATAATGGTGTAGGTGACATCATCCGTTGAATAATAGACGCCCCATTCCGCTTCGGCCCCGTTTGAAGAAGCAACAGAATTGGACAGCAGGACAACGTCGGCAAAATTAACAACATGGTTGGAGGATAGATTGACCTTGACCAGTTCAAACGGGTTAAGGGTTCCTATAAACTCCGTAGACTTGACAACGGTGGTTTCATCATCGTCTGAAGCGTTTGCAGCCGTCGCTCCCCTTGGAGCCGTTACGGTGGTTCCATAGACAATCTGGGTCAGTGTTTCCGGCAATTCATCTTTAAAAGCCATTCCCGGCCTTGTCGTGAAGCCGCCTTGAGGCAAAGGCAATACATTCCGCATTCTCTCCGCGCCGTTGTAATAGTGCTGGACGTCAACGCGGGCCTTCAGCAGCGGGTCGAGTTCGCCGCTGGTATAATTTGACTGGATTGTTTTTGATCTTGGCATCAGGCTTTCTTTCCCGGAAGTATAATGCTGATACACTTCCCGATTGCGCCCGCCGGATAGGGCGGGTTCGGAGCCGCCGCCTGTAAATTGTCCAGGCAGTCGCGCTTTTTGTTGAAGGGTTTGGTTGACCAAGTGACTTCACAAGCGTCGCCAATCGGAGCAAGTCCACTAATGACCATCGGGCAATGAAGCCAAACAATGATAAAAAGTTCCGGCCCCATCAGCCAATGCCCTGATACCGGGCGTCAATTAAAGTGAAATCCGTAAACACCGGCGGAGGATCGGCCCCGGAATTGCGCGCCCGCGTTACCCCGTACAACCCCCCAACGCCACCCTCGCCCGCAGTTCCGTAAACTTCCTGATAAAGCCCCGCCGCTTGCGTGATTTGATCGGTAATCGGGAAAGTTAAAGCGACCTGCATCGCCCGCACCATAAAATAAACAAAGTATGTCGGCCACACGTTCTCCGTCGCCGGGTCGCCCTGATAGTCGATGTACATCGTCGCGTTGTCTGTTAGCAAAACTCCGGTATTGAGTTCAAAGTTCGTCACCTTCGGCGCACCAACCCCATTGCTTGCATAGGCAGCAATCACACGATCATCAAGACGATCAGGCGGAAGCGCAAAACTGTTCGTCCACTGACTTATGGGAGCCGCCGTATTAAGGGACAATTGCGCCTTCTTGAGCGTGAACTTCCAGTCAAATTGTCCAAGGACGCCGAGTTTCAGAATCGGGTAAATGGCCCCGCACCTTAAGGCTCTATCGCTTCCGGTAAACGATGAAATGCTATCATCCCCCAAAAGCTGAAGGGCAGCGGAGCAGATTGAAATATCAGTTGTCGCCATTGTTAAAGCCCTTTCGGTGCGCCGAGAAGGTCGCGGGTAAACCCGGACATGGAGAATATAATTCCGTCATACTTGCCCATCGTGCGCTTGATGTTTTTCTGATAATAACTCACAACCCCGGAAGCCGAGTTCCAGTGATTGAAGTTTTCAGGTGTCAGCCCGCCGGCCTTTTTAAACGGCTTGGCGTCCATGTAGCCCACCCCATCGACAGGGCAACCGCACATAATGACTTCATCAAAGCCCATCGCAACAGCAGCGTTCGCCGCCGCCCAGCCCGAAGTCCCGGTATGGCAAACGCCCTCCCTGTTCTCGTTCTCGACAATCCAGTAGTAATTTGCGCAGGGGGAATGCTTGTAGCCTTTGGTTGCGTGGACAATCGGTTTCGGCGCGTCCGGGTGGCACTTGGCATGAACCCTGACAATGCCGCAAATCTGGGGTTTCTCGATCTTGAATATGTGATCGACTGCAACTTCACTGACAATCCTTGAGCAGCCTATCTTCTTTGCTTTTGGATATTTCGCCAGTGCCGCCTTGATATCGTCAAAGACGCACGGTGCGGAGCCTAAAATCAGCACCGGCCCGCTTTCCCGAAAGGGATATTGAGGAACACTTTTAAACATAACGCCCCTTGATAAAAGCGGGGCGGTTCTAAACACCGTGGGATGCCTTCACCCCGCCCCGCCCCTTCCACCAGGAAGGAACCTGTCACATCCAGTCGTTTTGCTGCCAGTACTGGACATCTTGTAAAGCCCCGGAAAGTTGCTGAATTTCGTCTTCAACCGCCCGAAGATCATTTCGTAACTGTGCCGCCGTCGAACTCTTTTCGTTCAGCCTTGATTGCAATTCGCGCGTTCGGTAAATGGCTTTCCGTGCTAACGGGCTTTCGTCGTTCAACGGATAAGGCCGTGGCGTCGCGTTCATGTCTGAGCCTGCAGGAAGCAGGAAGGAAACGCCCATATCACGGCATTTAGACATCCAGTGGCGAAGGCCGTCTTTCTGCTCTCTGCGTTCGGCTGTGGTCGCGTAATCAATGCCCCACGCGCCGATGGACTGCAACTGTCCGGGCTGGTCAACCTGGAACTCCAAAAGCGCAAGGGCGATACACCATTCAGGCGACCCCTTAATCAGGCCATAGCTTTCGGCCCCGAACACTCTGACCAGGCGTTCACAGTCAATAACCGTGGCGTCAGGCAGTACCGGGTGAGCGCGAAGGATCATCGCCTTCGGTCCTATTGAGCGAAGGAAAGGCAGGTAAACATTTTTAGAATGTTCGTCGGCGCTTGAACCTTCAACCCACATATCCGGGTTATGGACTTCAAGCCAGCGGGTGAAACGGCGAATGACGCCGGAAGGATTGGCAACCATATCATGCATTGCCGGACCCATGCCCCAGATTTCATCAAAGGACGGGTCATCAAAGGGTGCCGCCGCCCTGTGCGGCGTCGTGCCGAGAATGGCCACCTTGTGTTTAGGTAGGTCGATATTTAAAGGATATTCCCCAGGTGGAAGAACCGGGGGAACCTGACTGACTTCCGAAGGCGGCGAACCGGCCAAGGCTTCCGCTTTGACTTTCTGCTTTGTCGTCTTTTCTTTCTTCGTCGTCATATCAGGTTCCCCACGGCTTAGATGGTTAAGATAGCACCGTCGAAACGGCGGCTGTCGATGGCACTTCTTCGATGTTACGCAAAAACCATTGCGTTGTGGACGATGTCGAAGGCAACGGCAACAGCTCAACGGTCTGACCGCGACCGTTGAAGGTAATGACGTTGTTTCCGGCAAAGTCGAAGTCCCCGGCGGTGGTCGTAACGACAATCGCCGAAGTCGTGTTCATGACGATGACCTTCGAACCCTGCCCCGGACGCGGTTGGGGAAGGTTGTAGGTTCCGGCATAGGTTGACGTAAACAGGGAAACCCCCGTTTGCGCCAGGTCCGTAGCCGTGGAGCCTGTCGAAGCAATCGTCTCGATGATGCCGGTAGCGTCCACGTTAGCGCCCACAAGCGCAACGTCGGTCGTTCCCGACACGGTAGCCTTAGCGACCATTTCACCGTCCGAACCCTGCAACCAAAGAAGCTGGTTGTTCTTCAGGCTCGTAGCGTGGCCGTCAAGATAGCCGTCAGCCAGGATCGTCGCCAGCGTGTCAGCGGTTGAAGAATAAGCACCGATGCCGGGGCCGACGCCCTTGGAACCGCTGCCGGTGGGATCGAATCCTTGTTCAGAAAAAGCCATGATATTTCTCCCTATTCCTGACTAAAGATTTCGACGATGCCGCTGGCGTCAATGGCGACTGCGCCACCAGCGAAAAGGCCATTGGCAAGCCAGGACGTTTTGACCGGGATGTAGTTGACTTCGGTTCTGAAGTCGATCCCGACCGCGTGTCCGACGGCTTGCCGGTGATAGGCGTAGTTGGTTCGAACGCTGGTAGCAACCGGAAGCCCGCCTTCGTCGCGGTCCTCCATATCCATAACGTTGAAACCCAACCAGACAGAGATTTCACCATCGACCAACGCCTTGATTGCGTTCTTGTCGAAGGTGTCGGCGTCGCCGTCGCCGAGCATCTGTTGAAGCGCCTTCGAGGACATAACGAACGTCCTGTCATTGCGGCCCTTCGGTACACCTTGATTGTCCAGCTCGAACTTCGCGGCCCGGAACTTGGAAGTGTTCATGCCCGTTGAAGTGCCGCCGGTAGAAATCGAAACGGTCAAAGAAGTCGAACCCGCGTCGATGGCGTCAAGGATGATCTGGTCTTCGCGCCTTGTGATTGCCCCGCCGATGACTTCCGCTAACTCGGCGCGTTCGTCGTAATTCACCTTCTGTTGATCGAAGATGTCGGTATATTCGGGAGCGTTCCAATCGTCCAGGGTCGCGGTCTGCGAACTGTGAACGATGTTCATCGGCACGACATCGGTTTGTGGAACCCTTGCCGTGGCCGTTCCCTTCGCCATTTTCGGGAAGCGATGGGATGATCCCACGACTCCCGTCCGAAGGCGAACGGTGCCGCGCAACATTCCGAAACCCTGATAGGCCTGTTTGACCTGGGCGTCGAACTGTGTGACGGCATTTGTGGTGAGTGTTTTCGACATAACTGCGAAACTCCGATAATTGTTGACACGGTTTTCGCGTCGATTACCAGAGTATCAAAGCGGGTCTTCACTGAAGATTACCACGCTCCGGGTCGTCGCCGATCTTGCTTTTCCTGCTCCGGCCCTATGGGTTACGAAGCCCCCGGCGGTCTGGGGTGATCAGTAGGGACCGCCGGGATTACAGGGTATCCAATCAAGGTTTAGACGAAAACAGCCCCTTTCGTCAAGACTTAGTGGCTTTTGGTGAGGAAACGCCCGACCGGGAAGAAGGCATCCCCAAGCCAGCCGGTGAGGTTCCGGCGGGGCCGCTGCCGAACAAGGCTTCCCCTTGGGCCTCCCAAGCCGCGTATTCCGCCGGCGTCGCGCCCTTGGAAGGCGTGTTCGCGTACCATTCTTCCTGAGTAACCATTGTTCCCCCTTCAACCGGCGCACCGACCGGGATGCTCATTTCTCCCGATAGTGACCGGAATTGATTGATCAGCTTTACGCCTTCCGCAGTGGCTCCCATCGCGATTGCAAGACCGTGACCGACTTCGTTGATCTGGCCTGACTTCAAAAGACTATCGGCCCATGACCTGTTGGCCTGGACCAGATTTTTACCACCTTTGCCCAGGGCTTCCATTTCAGCCGCTTCGTTCAAAGGTTCGGGAAGCATCGGATTCATCTTGGTCAGGAACTTGCCCATCACGCCCTGAAATTGTTTTTCGGACAGCCCTTCTTCGTGAGCAATCTCGGCGAACACGGCAAGGGCGGGATCGTCAGCAGGGAACGCCCTTATTCTGTCGGTGCCTTCAGGCAATACGAAATTACCTTCTTCATTAAACATCCCTTCGGCCTCAAGATAGGCTTCGGCTGATTTAGGGGTTTCCGCAATGCCCTTCGCCTCTTTTAGTTCCTTGACTTCGTTCGCAAGCTTCGACTGTTGCTTGTTGGCGTCGTTGTAGGATTTAGTCAATTCTGGAATCCTGACTTCCTTGGTTTCGTCGTTCCAGAATTGATCCGCTAACCCTTCCGGGCGTGTGCCCGGGTCAAGGTCTGCCCGTCCAGTGTCGCCAGTCTGATCAGCGCCGGTGAGGTCGATATCACCTTTGTTGCCTTCGCCAGCGTCTCCGGTGTCGGTGTTGGCCATAAGACCCTCGCCTGTTCCAGAACCGCCTCCGCCGCCGCCACCTTCTTCGCCGCCGCCGCTATCAGTTCCCTCGCCTTCATCGCCTTCCCCCTCTGCCATTGAGCAAAACTTGGAGTAACTGTTATCAAATATATTCATGGTTCAATTCCTTTATGGTGGAAGTTACATCCGGCCCTTGATGACGTTCCGGTTATGCATGGTCATCATCGTTGTGTAATGGTGGTTATAGGATGATACCACCTGTTGAAGGGACGAATTGTTTCTGATTTCCTCGCTCGTCAAAGCCGAGAACGCGGCGTTAAGGGCGTGAAGTCCGTGGCCGCTGTCGTCGGTTTCGGGAGGGTCTTCGGATACGGCTTCCTCAATGATTTCCCTGACCAGTTCGGGGGCAAGCTTAACGACCTTCACCCTTGTTACGTTTGTCCCGGTCATTGCGGAAAGGGATGTAAGGTTCGGCTGGCCTGACTTGTTCCAGTGTTCATCAACCGTCGGGTCAAGGGATTTCAATGCGTCCATGAGTTCCATGACTATTCCCCCTCTGGCCTGTTGACCGTCGGCGGGCCGCGCTCGGCCCTGACGATACGCTTCTCGATTTCACGAATGACCGAGTTTTGGCCCTCTCTTAAATAACCGAACTGGTCAGGGTTGATCGTGACTTCCGGGTTGAAACAGGGTTGATCAATGGTCATCGCCTTGAGGATACCAAACGCCGCCGGGCCCGACCCTTGCGTGAAGCAATCCCTGATAATGCAATCCGCATCATAAGCATCGAGGGCGCGGCGTTCCTGGTCTTCGTCGCTAACCGCTTGCGCCTTGGCGGCTTGTTCCGGGGTTTCAAGCCCTTCCCAACCGCCTGTTAAAAAGTCTGCCGGTTTCTTCATGAGCCAGCCCCCCTGATCCCGACATCCCCGGTTTTTTCCCGGCCCTTCTGAATTTTCCGGCCATAGGCGTCAAGGGCGTCGCCGAAGGCCGCGTCGTCGCCGACGTTGGTGATGTTCATGTTCATGACGCCGGACGGGCAGACGGCGCAAAGGCCGGATATTGCCTTGAACGCTACCGGCTCCATGTTGCTGTTCTCGCGGTCAGTCTGTTCGGCGTGTCTGTATATTACGCCGCATATTTTCATCATCACCGTGTTCGCTAATTCATGGGTCTTAAAATGAAATTGTGCTTGCGGCGGCGTAATGAATGACACGGTTAAGCGCCAAAGGCCCGGCACATCTTTCTCGGTTATCTTCTTCATGATGTTTCCTTTCTGGTGGTTGTCATTTTGGCCTCGGCATCACGCGGCCTCTGCCAGTTGAATGTTTTCGCCCGTTCCCCCTGCCCCTATCGGTGTTTGTTGGCCTTGTGTCTGTTGTGCCTGTAGCTGTTGCGCCGCCAACACCCCGGCGATCTTCATCAAGGCTCCGCGTTCATCCTTCTCGCGTACAAGCTTCGGAGATACCGACATCTTATCAGCGAACCATTCCGCAGCATCTTCGATCTTGACCCCGATCATAAACGCTTCTTCGCCGAAGCCTTGAACCAGCGACATCCATTGCGCGGCAGTCTGGACTTCGGAAAGGTTCTGTGCCTGTGCAAGCGGTGAAGCTAATTGGATATCAACAAACACGCCGTCGATCTTGATCTTCTGGCCGGCCTCAATCTCAATCAGACCTCTACGGCCCAAGGTGTTTAATACCTTCTGGAACGTCGGGCGGATCAGTTCGGACATCAACCGACCGAACGGCGAACCGACATCGGCCTGAAGCTTTCTTTGCCTTGCGATAAACTCCGTTGCCGATCTGACCGGCCCCGCTTCATCGGGGAGCGCGTCATCAAGCATAATGTTCTTGATATTCGCAACCAGATCATTCGCCACCAGTTGCGAAACATCAAAGCGGCCTTCAAAGGGAAGGGGAACTAGGGACGGGCCGAGCGAACCGCCTGTCGAACCTACCTGGATTACGGTCCCAGGTGTGATCTTGATCGTGTTCGGATTAAGAACCCCGTCATCACGGCCAAGCCAGACGCCGCTGATCGCCAGCGAAGCGTTCTTGAGGATTAACTCTTTCAGCTTGTTTAAAGTCTTTGCGTCGGGAAGCGCGAACAGCACCGGCCCCCGGCCTTCGATTTCATTGGCAAGTTTAATCCACCTTGCAGTTACCCAGGGGCTTTCTTCAAATTCTTCCTCGACGATCCGATCCCCGGACGCCTTGGTCTTGCTGCCCTTGCCCTGTGTCGAGTTCAGGATGACATCGTAATAATATTTCTTTTCTTCCGGGTCGTAGTAGGTGGCTTCCTCAATGTGCGCGACCTTGCCGGGATCGTCGATGATATCCTGGGCCGCGCCGTCGGGAAGCTTAACTTTGCCCGGCCATGTATGTTCAACATTGCGAAGCGGCATTTGTGTTTACGGAACCAGCCCCATATCTCGCCCCACGGTCCTTCCTCGTGGGCTATCTGTGAGTTCGGAATGCAGTTGAACCGGACCGGCCTTTGATCGTCACCATCGGAAATCATCATGTCGCCGGTGCCGATGGCGAGCTCAAGGTAAAACTCGTTGATCGCTGTGTCGAAGTTGGAAGCGTGAATAGCGGCAAACGCCTTCGAGGTCATATCATCAAGCAAAGTTTTCAATTGTTGCTTGGCCTGTTCGGGAACGAAGGGGCCGGGGATCAGTGAACCCCACTTCATAAACGGCGGCGTTAGATCGGATTGCAGCCTGTTGGCAAATCTGACAGTCGAAACCATCAGCGTACTATCGAAGACGCGGTCCATTTTGGGTTGCCCGCTTGTGTTGTGTCCGTCTACATCACCCCGATACGGATTACGCGCCGGCAGGGCGAGGGAATAAGCGTCTGTCTTCAGGGAACGCCAGTTTTCCTTTATGCCCCATGCTGCCTTGGATCGGGCAAGAATTTTTTCAACGGACTGGCGGGCCATTGTTAAGAGGTCGATATGTCAGGGTCTAGGTAAAAGGCGAATGACGCCATGACAATCGCTGCGGTTGTCGAGATAACGTGGAGCGTCGAACCCGGAACGCACTTGCGAAGGTGTTCAACTCCGGCGTTCATGATTTCGGAACCGTCTCCCGCCCCGGTGCTGTCGGCAACCGCGATCGCCGTCGCGCCTTCACGGATTCCGAAATCGTCGCTTCCCTGGATAACGACAAGCCTTGCGTCGGCGGGAACGGTCAGCGTTTCTTCCGTTGTCCCGAATATCTGATTATCGACATGGTCGGAGAAAGGAATTGCGCCGCGTTTGTAAACGTAGTTCTTGCCGACTGTCATGATGGTGTCCCTAACTTGGTTTGAACGCCTGTTTTCCCGCCCCGGCCCAACGTCTGTCTTGATCGACCAGAAGCGCCGGTCGCCAGTGAAGCAAGGGAGGACGCCTGTTTCTTCTGTTCGCTTTCTTGCGCGTCAAGTTTCAATTGTTGCTTGGCTTGCGCGTCCTTAAGTGAGGTATCGACAGGCGGCGGCTTCGGTGAACTGAAAAGCCCCTTGACGACGTTACCCATAGCTAAACCGACGCGGCGGGTCGGAGCCAGGTCGCGGCGGTCGCGGCCTTCGCCGAACGGGTGCCGATTTCCTTCTTGAACATTTCCAGTTCGCGGAGAACGTCGGCCTTCTCGGCGGTGGACATAAAGATCACGGCGCAAATTCCACCCGCCAATGCTCCCGCCGTTGTCGAGTAGGTGATGGTATCGCGTTCCGCGCCCATCGCTTTTTCGAGAAGTGCTGTTGACATGATGACCCCTATATGTGGACGATCTTCCCACGGTTCCTCAATATATACCCGAAAAGGTGCTTCGGCGTCAATATCCGATGGTTGGCAATTCCGAGGACGTTCTTGCACACTCCGACACAGGTTATCAGCCCACGCAAACCATGAAGCGGCTTCCACGGCCCAGGGGTTTCGAATGTATAGGACAATATGGCTGAAACGCTTTCAATCCTTGCGAAGCTTTCGGCGATGGCGTCAGGG